GTCCGTCGGCGCGACTCGCCTCGTAGGACGACTCGTCGGACATCTCGTCGACGATCCGCTCGGACCAGGCGCGACCGGGATCGCCGCCCCAGAGGGCCCAGGCGATGCGTCCCGCTGACGGATAGCCGTCCTCGCCGGGGCGGAAGCCCTCGGCGTCACGGTCGACGGCGTGTCGAGCGAAGAAGGATCGCATCCGTTTCACCGTGTCGATCGGTAGATCCTTGCCATTGACGAGATCACGGGCGCGAGCGACTCCGACGAGAGTCCCTCCTCGTCCGAACTCGCGTCGCCAGTCGAGACCCTGCTGAGCCTCGGCGCGCATCTCCGCGGTCGGGGTGAAGGTGTCGGTCATAGCGGAGGCTCAGGATCGACGCCGAGCGGTGGTACGTCGCCGGATCCCGCCATCGGGGCGCCTGGTAGCGCGAGGACGAACTCGTCGCCGCCGACGTAGGGCTCGAGATTCTCGACCGCGCGACACTCGTTCGGAGTGCGGATCCCGGTCATGACCGCCAACTGGTGAGCCCGCAGGCGCGAGAGAGTGTCGGCGCGAAGGAAGGCGTCGACGTCGAACTTCACGAAGAGCGGTGCGGGGAGGAGCGCGCTGAGCGCCGTCTCGATCCGGGTGATCCACGGGAGAAGGCAGTAGGTGACGAAGTGCTGGCCCGCCATCTCCGAGTTCGAGTAGGTCATCGAGTCACCGGATCGCGCGCCGATGAGATAGCCGGGGACGCGGAAGATACGGGCGATCTGAGCGATCTGCGCGTCCCGTGTCTCATTCAGTTCCATGTCGGCGGCGGACGCGGTGACCGCCCGCCACTTGAGACCTCCGGCGAGGACCGCGGGGCGGCGTCGCCGATTGTGCTGAGCGAACCAGGTCTCCTGGAGAACTCGGGCCTGCTCGACGGTGAGGTCAGCGTCGGACTCGAGGACCGATGACGGTGTCCCGCCGTCGGCGTAGAACTGAGCGAGGTGCCGCTCCATCGCGAGAGCGAGACCGATCGCCGTTTTCTGCTCTTGGACCGGCGAGAGTCCGCGGAGCGCCTGCGGCGGTGTCCACCATCGGATGTGGACGAGATGATCGGGCGGGCACGTTTTCCCGCCGACGGTGTAGAGCCGCGAGCGTCCGTCACCGGATCGCGTCACGTCGACATTGTTCGGATGGATCGGCGTGAGCGCGAGCGGCTCACCGTCCTCCGCTCGGTCGACGTACAGGTAGGCGTTACCGAACAGGGCGAGCGACGTCACCGTCTGATGGATCAGTTCGTAGGCGGTCACCGTGACCGACGGATCGACGAGGATCTGCGGCGTCGGCTCCGCCGTATTACGCGACCCGACGCGCCTCATCGTCCGGAGAGGTAGTGAGGCGACCGAGTCGGCGATCAGACCGACGCAGGCCATGACGGCGGTGACCTGGAGCGCCGATGACTCGGTGACCGGCTCGCCTGAGAAGTTGGCGAAGCCGGATCCGAACCCGGTGTTCTGAAGCGGGACGAACTCGCGTCGCTCGAGACGTCGTAGGAGGCTCATCGTGAGCCCAGCCAGCCGAGGGCGGTGATCGTGAGACCGCCGACGATGTACGCGGTCGGCGCGTGGATCATCGCGATCCCGGTGACGGCGATCCCGAGCCCGAGCGCTTCGATAACAGAGGTGAGACGGTCACGCATCGACGAGACTCCAGGGGTCGAGGATCTGAGGAGTTCGCGCCCCTCCTCCGGTGTTGACGCCGCCGAGCGCGAGAGTGATGGCGACGAGCGGGGTGATGTCGACGTGACTCGAGAGTCGGGCCCAGGCCCACGCCTCACCGACCGCGCGCTTGCGCGCGCCCGAGAGCGCGTTCGTGAGAGACGCCTGCCCGAGGTGCCGCAGTTGACGATTCGCGACCGAGTCGACGAAGGATCCGCAGGCGCGAGTCTGATCTCGTAGGGAGACCTCGACGACGTCGACGCGCGCCGCCTGGAGATCAGGGATCAGGCTCGCCGCCGGGGACGCGGTGTCGATCCTGACCGGCGACCGCCATCGCTGAGCGAGTTCCACGACCCGCTCGACGATCCAGGCGGTGCCCGGTCGACGGTCGATGACCTCGACGTGGATCAGACCGTCGGCTCGCCGACCTGCCGCGCCGATCGACGCCCACGATCGCTCCGGATTCACGTCCACCGACAGGGTGACGGGTCCCTCGATCATCGAGTTCGCGTCCACGAGGGAGGCGAAGGCGTCGTGAGGGATGACGCCGGTCGCCCCGTCGAGGGAGTCGGGGATCCCGAGTCGCTCGCGGGCGAACTCTCGGAGGTTCTCCCCCATCACCTCGAGTTCCGACGCGACGTGCTCCTCGGTGATTCGGATACCGAGCGCCGGATTCGCGCGGGCCCATACGTCGAGCGACGAGACGTCGTCGGCGGGATCCGCTGACCATTCGAGGAACGCGAGGCGTGACGACGAGTCGGAGGTCTCGATCGCCCTCAGTGCTCGCGCGCGTACCTGGTGGAGATGAGTGGAGGTCGGCATCGGAGCCGACGAGGCGTAGACCAGTTGCGGATTCGGTCTCGCCGAGAGGGTCGGCAGGAGCGCCGCCATCGCCGCCGCGTCGAGTTCATACGCCTCGTCGAGGACGATCTTGTCGCCGCTGAAGCCGCGTCCGGATCCGCGTGATCGGGCGACGAACTTGAGGCGCCGCCCGTCGCGTAGTTCGATCCCCTGCTCGCCGTTCGCGTAGCGGATGTGCGCGACCCGTCGACGTAGATCGTCGGAGCCGTCGATCAGCGCGGCGATCCGTAGGAACGACTCGTTGGCGGTCTTGAACTCGTGGGCCGAGTGGAGGATCAGGTTCTCTCGGGTGAGGAAGAGCCACGCCAACTCGACGGCCTCGAGGACCGCCCCCTTACCGTTCTGACGCGGGCAGATGAGACACGCCTCGAAGGCGGCGGGCGTACCGTCGACGCGCTCGGCGAGGATGACCTCGACCGCGAGACGTTGCCATGGGTCGAGGATCAGGCCGACCGACTCCGCTAGTTCAGCGGCCTCCGCTCCGGCGTTGCTGACCTCGGCGTCCGGACGAAGTAGGAATCGCGGCTCCTGGCAGCCGAGTCTCGCGTCGCCGCGATAGTTCATCGACAAGAGAGACCTCCTGAAGAGCGGCTCGCGTGACCTCATCGTCGAGCCAGTCGAGGGCCTCGTCGATCTGAGTGTCGAGCGCGCGTAGCGCGCGACGATCGTCGGCGAGACCATCTCGTAACACGGTGACGCGAAGCGCGACGCGCTCGTCGATCTGCTCGCAGAGAATCTGAAGCATCTCGAGTGCGGGACGGGTAAGGGTTAGCGGGTTCGCCGACCGCCAGAGGGCGAGACCGTCGGCACCGAGCGGGCGTAGCGGCTCGACGTCGTTCGAAGGGGTGAGGTCGTCGACGATCAGGGTGGGCCTCCGTGGGACGTGGTTAGTTGTCGGTTATCTTTGACCAATGTCTGACCTTCCGCCGCCAACTCCGAATGTGAAGGGAAAACGACGCCCACCAGGCTGGGTCATGCTGCTCTCGCTCGTCGGTATCCTTGGTGTGTGGTTGCTCGTCGGGAACAACACCGACGGCGAGACTGATAAGAGTCAATCGGAAGGTTCGATCACCTACGGCTGGCAGCGCGCACGACGAGGTGAAGCGTCGTGGCAGCCAGTCACCTGTGACGAATGGGGATTCGAGATAAGGCTGACGAACCGTTCGAGCAAAGTTGCGACGTTCAAGGTGTGGGCCGAAGTTTTTGACGATCAGCGTCGTCAAGTCGATCGTGACTCTGAGATCGTCTCTGATCTGGAGCCGGGACAAACTGAAACTGTCGAGTTCGTGTTCAGCGCCGACAGTTTTATGAAATGTTCGGTCACCGAAATTGAGGTTTTCGGCTAGTTCAATACCACAGCAAAACGACACCGAACGCGGTCGAGTGCTAGAGAGAAATACCTCCGAGGGTCTCCGCCGCCGTGCGCGCCGTAAAAAACGACGTGCGCGTCACGCGGGTCACCAGTCGCGTGACCGAGGTTCGCGGCGACCGTTGGTCAGCGCCGCTCCGGCTCGCCCGTTACAGGAGCGATGCTCGGCGGCGAGCGGTGAGGTGAGGTCACCGTCACGGAGGTGGCCCGCCTGCCACGGGTCACCGTGGCGAGCAGTGTCGCCGCATCGCCAGCATCGCGTCGACGAGTCAGCGTTCGCCGCGTCACGGACCGCGCGAGCGCGTCGGTGATAGTCGCCGCGATAGTGACGTCGATCGTAGGCGGGCATGGCGGCTCCGAGGGGGATCGTGACCCGCGTCCTCGGGGGGTGATGACGCGGGATAACATCCGGTGACTTGACCGTGACCAAGGCAGAATTGAAGGATGAAGTATGACCGAAGAAGGCGATCCCTCCCCCGAAACTCCCGTACCAGTCGCAAAGTCAGTGGGGCCACCGAAGTGGGAATCAACAACGAGAGACCAGATTTCTGCTGGCCTGAGAAGAGTTGTCAAGGCCATCACGGCTCTTGAAACCCGAGACGCGGTTGAGGCCGACACGCGACTTCTCGTCACCGATGTGCTCTGCGATCTACTGGGATTCGACAAGTATGAGGAACTAACGGCCGAGTACTCAGTGAAGGGTGAGTTCGCAGACTTTGGTATTCGGATCGATAAACAGATGACTGCCTTTGTCGAGATAAAGCGCGTCACACAGAAACTAAATGCTACGCACCTGCGTCAGGTCGAAAACTACTGCCTCAAACACGGGGTCTCCTGGGCAGTCCTGACCAACGCTCGCCACTGGCAGTTGTACAACATTCAGTCGTCATCGGGAGAAAAGGCCGAGACCAACTTGGTTCTTGAAGTCGATCTTCTGAGTGAAGCGATAAAGCCGAAGGACATGATTGACACTCTTCTGATCTTCTCAAGAGTCGGCTTCACTAAGGGTCTCGTTGACGAAGCCTGGCGTCAGCGATTTGTCTCCTCACCTAAGGCTCTCAAGCCAGTTGTGTTTTCAAGGCCAGTGATCGAGGAAATTCGTAAGGAACTCTGGCGGCAACAGCGGGTCAAGGTTGACGCCGAAATCATTCGCAATTCGCTCGGGATGATGATTGGGGACGAGTAAACCCTCTCTTGTAGGCGGGCATAAGGGCTCCGAGGGGGGATCGTGACCCGCGTCCTCGGGGGGTGATGACGCGGGTCGGTCACGACGATCAGGATGCTTCTCGACCGCTAGGGAGGCTCACGGGAGAAACGTCACGACGATCTTCGCGACGGGGTGGAGGACAGACTCCACCGAATACAGACTGTAACAGGCGTGTCGTTACGCTCCGGCGCGGTAGCGGACCATCCAGCAACGATCGCAGAGACCGGAGCGTCGTCGCGTCCCGTCGGCGATCCGCGTACAGGTCGGGTCCACTGCTCCGGAGCATCGGGCGGCGCGCACGATGTCGTCGGTGCGAACTCGTGACGGGGCTCGTGAGATCACCGCGCCGAGTCGGCTCACCTCGGCGCTGATCCGTTCGATCACCGAGATCGCCTCGGCCTCGAGATCGACGAGCCGCTGACGACGTTGTAACGCGGCCCACGTCGGATCAGAGACGTGAGCACCCGTGACCCCGGTGATCTCACGCGACACCGGGTAGCCGTCGTCGATCTCGGAGTCGATCGAGGAGTAGAACGCTCCGATCTGAGCGAGGATCGTCTCGACCTCGCTCTTGGCTTGTAGGAGCGCGCGGAGCGCGCGACGTCGGTTCATACGAGTCCTTCCGTGTCCAAGGAGGGGGCCCGGAAGGCGGTGGTCCTCTTAGTAGAGACCACCGATTTCGGGACCACTAGAAAGTGGGGGTGAGCAGGTGAATCGGGAGAGACCTCGAAAAGTGGTCCCGGGACCACTCGAGCCCGTCGCTCGGTCACTGACGGGGCTCCGTGAGGCGTCGGACGGCGTCGTCGGTGTCGCGTTGACGGCGGAGGCGTAGAGCGGCGCTCAACACCTCGTTCCTGCCTGGAGTCAGGTTCCGCTCGCGTAGGGCGCGGGCCACTTTTCGACGCGACCAGTCGAGCGGGATCCCCTCACGATCGAGCGTGGCGATGAGACGCTCGGTGCCCTCCGGTAGCGCGGTCTCCGCGCGACGGATCCGCACCGGACCGCCGTCGTCGAGGCCGGTGACCTCGAAGATGATCTCCTCGTCGAACGTATGGGAGCGACGCACGAGCGCCTCAGCGCGGAGACCTCGCTCGGTGCGCGCGAGGGTGAGGACGGCGTCCGGCTTGTCGACCTGGAGTGAGGAGCCGCGTGGACCGAGCGCCGGATTCTTCCCGAGGTTGCTCGCGGTGAGCACCGCCACCTTTCGCCGCTTGAGCGGCGCGATGAGCCCGTCGAATAGTGAGCGGTAGGTGACGTCAGAGTTCTCCTCCCCCGCCAGGGTGCTATTCAGCCCGTCAATGATGACGACGTCGATCGCCTGCTCGTCGACATAGGTCAGGACGCGACGGGCACCGTCAGCGGTGTCGAGTGCGGGCACCTGATCGACGACGTGGAGGTCGACGAGGTCGGTGGGCTCGAATCCGGCGTCCTCGATACGCTCACGCTGATCGAGGGCCCCCATCTCGGCGTCGAGGAGCAGGACGTGGCAGAGCGGGCGGGGTCGTCCGTCGAAGGGGTCGAGGCCGATTGACAGGTTGATCGCGATGTTGCCGATCAGCGTCGACTTGCCGATCTTCGGCGCCGACGCGAGGGCGGTCCACCGTGACGGCTCGAGGATCCCGCGGATGATCGGGTCACCGCGATCGTCGATCCGTGAGAAGTCGATCCGTTGGAGAGTGGAGCCACGCGCGGGATCGGTGATGACCTCACGGTGGACGACGGTGATCCAGGAGGTGTCGTCGGCGTCGATGAGCGTCCCTCCCGGACCGGCGACGTAGTGACCGGACTCGCGCAGACCGGAGATCGACGAGGTGAAGCAGACGAGGACTCCGGGCACCGAGTAGCCGATCGAGGCGGACACTCCGGCGTTCTTATGCGGGCCGGTGATCTGAACCGAGCCGTTGGCGGTGATGAACGGCGAGTGGAAGCCGTGGGAGGCCATCGCGGCGTCGAGGGTCTCGAGATCCTGGTCTCGTTTCTCGGCGCGGAGATGGTCGCGGACCGCTCGGTCACCGCGGATCAGGACCGAGCCGCGTGACGGTGTCGTCGAGTCGCCGACGATCTCGAGGAGTCTCATGAGATCAGCGGAGGCGACCGCGATGTCGGTCGCGAGATCGTCGTGAGTGCTCCAGGTGCCCCACGGTGACGCGGTACCCGGAGCGACGATCATCCCGTCGGAGGATCGGACGACGTCGACGCCGTCGATCTGACTGCGCGTCCCGATGCGGAGCGTCGGGTCGGGTGATGCGAACCAGAGGTGGACACCACCCGACGGCGTCGCGACGGTGAGGGTCGCCGGTAGGTCGTAGGCGGCGACGCGAGCCTGGTCGGCGACCGAGTCGATGTCGAGCACGAGATAGCGGGGGCCGGGGACGGCGCCGACACCGACCTCGATGTCGGTGCCGATGGTGGAGAACGTCTCACGGATCTCGAACGGGTCGCGGGAGAAGTCGTGGAAGCCTCGGCGGGTGAGCGGACGCTTCCCGATCTTCCCCGTCACCGGATCGACGGTGAGAGCGATCGGACCGACGGGCAGGTCGAGGGTCGCGCTGAAGTCGAGGGCGAGCGCGAGCGCCTCGTCGCGTCTCATACCTGACCGGCGTCGATCACGAGTCGCGCATAGTGCTCCGGCTCCAGGACGACGAGCCAGCCGTGAGCACGAGTGCGGACCACCACGGCGGCATGATGATTCGACGTCCGCTCATGCTGGACCCGCACGTCGGTGATCCCCTCACGGATCGCGCGCGTCACGTCGGCATAGGTCCGCACCTGGACGGTCGCCGGATAGCCGACGAGATCACCGCGATCGTCATGTCGTCCCAGACCGAGGGCGCGAGTGATCGGACGTCCGAGGAGATCGGTGAGGAGACGCGCCACCGCGCGCTCCCCCACGTCGCCTTTGGCCTTCGCGGCGCTCACGACTTCGGCGCTTTCTTCGCCTTCGCTTTCGCCGTGGAGGTTCGGCTTTTCTGCGCGTTGAGGTCCTTACATTTATCGCAGTACGGGGTCTCGGGGAGACCCTCCGCCCGCTCACGTTTCCGCTGACGCTCGTGCCTTTTACACCCGGCGTGGGTCCCCGCGTCGGGCCCGCACGACGAACCCTCGGCGATAACTTGCCCGGGGTCGTAGGTGACCCGCACCGCCACGATCTTCTGTCGCTCTAGCGGGTCGAGACCTCCTAGCACTGACCAGTCCTCGTTAGTGCGCGAGACCTCGAGGCCCCACTCGCGACACGGTTCGATGACGGGACATGGTCGGCAGATCTCCTTCGCGGCGTCGGACGCCTGCTTCCACTTCTCGAAATGGAGTTCGTCCGAGTCGCCATCGAGTCGTAGCGGCATCGTCATGACGCCGGTCAGCCCTCGGCAGGCGGCGAGGCCGGGGTCGGGGGGTGAGGGCGGCATCGTCCCTCTCGTAACGGTGATCTCGAGAAGTTTGCGCTTCGTCATTTCAACACCTCGTCACGGACCGCGCGCCACGCGACGACCGCGTCGACGAGATGATCGAACGCCGCGTCGGGAGCGCCGAGGTCGAACTCGTCGAGCGCGCCGATGAACTCGGTGGCGCGTTCGGCGATCATCGCGAGCGTCAGGATCGGCGTGAGCGACGCGCTCGAATGGTTCGCGAGTTGGTTCAGCGACTCGTCGAGTGCCGCGATGAGTGAATTGTCCGAGACTGTCGAATCTCCGTCGCTCGCGTCGACGAGCGCGTCGGCGATCACGGCGACCGCGATGAGCGCGGCGATTTCGTCGGTGACCGTGCTGTTATCGGAGTCGGTCATGGCGCGCCGTCCTCGAGCATCACGGTCAGCAAGTTGGTGAGGCGCAGGGCATTTGCCTGAACTTTGCGATCCGTAGTCACGACGAAGCGAAGTGTGCGAACTATCGCGCGCGCGTCGGCGCGTGACAGTTTTAGGGGGCTGTTTGTAGTCATGGCGAGGGCCTCGTCGCCGCCGCCGCGGGGACGGCGACGACTCGGCCTCCTCTCTCTCAGGCGTTGGGGCGATCGACGATCGGTCGATGCGTGACGGTGAACTGCTTGGCCTTGAGCCCTGCGGCGGTGCGCTTCTCACCCGCGAACGTGACGGAGATGAAGTCCCCGATGGCTGGCTGGAGGCGGCGCAACTGGCCGAACAGGTTGATTTGCGATGCTCGGAACTCTCGAACCTCGCCGCGCGGTGTGGTGACCGTGATCGACGGACGAAGAGGATCACCGTCGTTGAATGAGTGCGCGACGATCTCGGTGATGACTCCCTCGACGTGGTCTCCGACCTCGGTGAACTTCACGTACCGATCGCCGCCTCCTGAATCATCGACCGGTTCGAAGTCGTCCCAGATGTTTCGTGTCATGTGTTTACTTCTTTCGTTCCGCCTACGCCTCTTCGGCTCGGCATTGTTTGGCTTGTGAATCGAAGAGGGGCTCGTCGATGGCTCGAGTTGTCGTCGTCGCCGCCGTGGACCACGAGGGCCCCTGGGGGGTCGGCGAGGACGGCCTCCGCCGTCACGAACTCCTGTTCGAAAATCACGCCTCTCAATGTATCATCCTTGTCGGTAGGCGACGGACCGAATACAAGCCTTGTAAGTGCCCGCGGTATTCCGGTATTATGGGGCCCATGACTACTAGACAGGTGTGGGGATTGCGGCTCAAAGGGCTACGGAAGCGGGCGGGGCTGACCCAGGCGATGCTCGGTTCGGAGATGGGGGTCCGTCAGCAGGCCATCGCCCTTTGGGAGGGTGGGCAGTCGTTACCGCGTCCCGAGATCAGGGTCGCGCTCGCGGTCCGGCTCGGCGACACCGCCGAGATCCTCGAGAGTGCGCTGAACGGTGACGACGATCCCGCGTGGATGGAGAAACTCCCGCCGCTCACGGTGAAGGCCGGGGACCATCGTCGAGCCGAGTCCGAGAAAGAGGTGCGCGCCCGGTTCCTCGGACTCTTACGAGCCCGCCTCGTCGAGGAGGGGCACGACGAGTTAGCCGACGTTCCCCTCGACGAGATCGAGGCCTTCTATCGGTTCAGGTGGATGGGCGCCACCGTCGAGCCGACGAAAGACCCAAAGCACCCTGCGGACTTCCGAGTCGACCTCGGTGATGGAGTCATGATCGACGTCGAGACGAAACTGAATCGGGAGCGCCCCCTCGATCGCGTCGACCGTCCCACCCGTCAGCGGGTCCGGAGCCGTGAGCGACGGCTCCAGTCAGCGCTCCGCACCTTTGGGTCAATGGTGAATCATCCGGCGGGCACCGAGGTCGAGAAGGCCCTCCTAACGGTCGTCACCATACTCGTCAATCGGCAGAACGAAGTCGAGCGTCTCGTCGAGGCGCAGGCTCAGGTGATCGAGGACGCCCTCAGGGATCTCGGAAAGACGGCGACGGTCGTGAGGTCATCGCGTGAGATCGTCGATCGGATCGAGGAACTGCTCAGGGAGCGACCGTGGGAGCACGTCGCCGTCCTCGGCTGAGACTCCTACGCGCTGAGGCGTCGGAGTAGATCGTCGGCGTCACGCGCGCGACGGACACCGTCAGCGAGTCGGCAGAGCGGGATCGTCGCCTCGACGTCGACGGACCATAGGTCGCAGGTCGGAGTCGGCGCGCCCGCCGGGAGATGGATCACTAGGCCGACACTCCGATCGAGGTCGGGGATCTCCGTCCGTCGACCCGTCGTCGGGTCATAGCGGAGGCCCGAGGCGTAGGTCGCGATCTGAACGGGGATCGACAGTGAGCGACTGTAGAGCCGCGCCCCCGTCTTGAGATCACCGATCACCCGCGACCCGTCGGGGCGCTCGAAGATACGGTCGGCGGATCCCGCGGTCCGCCACTCGTCGGTGATGGTGAGCACCTCGGCGTCGACGGGGCGGAGCCCCGCCTCCTCGAGCGTCGACCGATACACCTCGACGAGCCGATGGTGACGCGGATCGACCTCGTCGAGCGTGATCGCGTCCGTGTCGAGTAACTCCAGGAGCCGGTGGACGGCGGTGCCGACATCAGCGGCGTCCCCGGCGCCCGCCTCATCGCGGGCCCGACGAGCGATCCGATCGAGAGCCTGATCGTCTGACGGGTCGGTGAGCGAGAGGAGTCGCGCGACGTGGTCCGAGACGATGACGCCCCGTAGGAGCATCCGCGTCGACCATCGCTCGAGGAAGAAGCGGTCCTCGAGCAGACTCCCGAGTTTCGATGCCCGCTCGTAGGTCGCCTCGCTCCCGTCGGGGAGCAGGACGATCGGACGACCGGCGCGGTCACGGCGGAAGTCGGTCACGCGGCGTCATCTCCGATCCGAGCGCCGACGAGACGCTCGACCTCGACGAGCGGGATCAGGACTCGTCGTCCGATTCGGCGCGCGGTGATCTCCCCGCGCTTGATCGAGTCGCGTAGGCAACGGGGTGAGACGCCGAGGATCTCGGCAGCCTCGGCGACGTTCATCGTCAGTTTCACTTCGTCCTCCAGGGGGGTGAGGGAATGGGGGCCCGAACATCTTGGCAGGCGTGTCGTGACGCTCGACCGGGAAAAGCGGCGTCGACGTTTCGATCTGCGGGCCGATCGACCCTCGCCTGGTATGGAGGGGGCGCGCGATGCGCGCCGACTATCCGAGACCGTAGAGACGGTCGATCATGTCCGCGGCCTGACGGTCCGCTCCCGGTATCGAGTGCCCGTAGACGTTCAGCGTGGTCCGCGGAGACGAGTGACCGAGACGACCCGACACGGTGGTGATAGGGACTCCGGCGGCGATCAGCGTCGAGGCGTGACTATGGCGGAGATCGTGCCAGCGGACGTGCGTGAGACCGACGCGCTCACGGACCCGACTCCACGCCCTGGTGACGCGGTCGGGTCGCCACGGTCCTCCGTCCTCGTCGGTGAAGATGAAGGGGTCGCCGATCGGGACGCCGGTCCGGAGAGCGACCTCGGCGGCACGAGCGCGGAGACGCCGCAGAGCCTCCACCGCCGTCGCGGTGAGGCCGATCGTCCGAGCGCCTCGACGTCCCGTCTTGGTCGCCTTCACCACGACGGTCGTCTCACCGTCAGCGTCGTCGGCGAAGGCGATCGAGCGTTCGATCCGAGCCTCGGCTCGGTCGAGGTCGACGTCGCTCCATCTGAGGGCGAGCAACTCGCCGCGACGAGCGCCGGTCGTCACCGCGAGAGTGGTCAGGACACCGAACTCGAGCGACAAGGTGAAGGACTCGGCGAGGAGGGTGCGGACCTCCTCATCGGTCGGGACGCGGACCTCATCGCGATCATCGGACGGTAGGCGCGTTCCCCGGATCGGATCGACGGGGAGGTAGCGCCACGAGACCGCCCGCGTCACCGCCGCGTGGACTATCGAGTAGTAGCGGCGGATCGAGGATGGTGCGAGACCCTGATCGCGTAGATCGGCGATCCACCGCTCCATGATGCGCGGCGTCAGTTTCGTGACTCGATGGTGACCGATCGCCGCGCTGATAATCGGGATCATTCGCCGATAGGTCCGCAGAGTCGTCGGCGAGAGATCGTGACGCGACGCCTCGAGCCACTCGTCGAGGAGACCGGCGACGGTGAGATCGACCGCGTCGGTGACCTCGCCGACGTAGCCGCCGATCTCACGGGCGAGCCACCGCTCCCCCTCGTCCCGCGTCGCGAACGATCGACAACGGAGACGTCTCGTCCCGGTGACGGCGTCGACGACCGCGTAACGGGCCTGCCAACTGCCGAAATGCTTGCGAACTGAACCTCTCATGGCACAACACCTAGCAGGCGACTTCGGAAAACGTACCGACATCCCGGACACGGCGCGTGTCCGAATGTGTCCGAAACGGCTCCGAGCGTCCTTCGCGCAGCGACCTCTCAGGCCTCCACGCTGGGCTTATGTAGTGGAGCTAAAGGGAATTGAACCCTTGGCCTCTTCCATGCCA